TATTACGTACATCCATTTCATTGATTTACCAATGCTTTTTTTCCCTTTCATAATTAGCTTTTGTTGAATAAGCTGATTCAAAATGCAATGAGCTACTCCGCTACTTAAAACAAAGGTAGCCATAATATCCCTTGAAGTTCTAGGCTTATTGCAATAATCAATTATCGGTTGTCTGTCTCTAGCTTTTCTCATTTGCAATCTCCACTTCTATTAACTTTTCTATAAAATGAACTGCTTTACGCAAGTCATCTACCCCACCTTTTTTACGCCACCGAGACAAGTACTTGACTGCTGACCCGTCTAAATAGCCCAGGTCCCAACTTAAAATTGCATCCCAAGGTTCTATTGACGTTTTATAGTGGTTGCCACCAATTTGTTTATTATTTGCGTTCATACATCACCTCAAAATGGAATTGAATCATCTTCAATGTCAGCAAGCTCAACAGGTTTTGCTTGTGCAACTGGTTGGGGTAATTGTTCTACTTTCCCACCAATTAACTCTAAATCATCAACTTTGCCGACAAGTTTCACACCTTGACCTGACTTGCTTTCATAAGTTTGTACGTTGACATCTGTCAAATAAGCAACAACCTGACCACCCTTTTTTAAGTACGGTGCAAGCGATTCAGCACGTTTACCGAAAAGTGTCGCATCTACCCATTGCGTTGCACGTTTACCGTCTGATTGTTTTGTTCCATAACTGAATGCCAAGCTAATGTTTGCAAATGCGTTACCGTTAGGTGAGTAGCGTACTTCAACGTCTTTACCGATTCTTGCGATTCCTGATGCTTTCATTTTGATTCCTTAAGTGAGTAAACTGCGATATTTTTGTTATTGTTTAAGCGTTGCATACGCTTTTCAATGTTGTGTCCAGCTTGTTTTAATCTATATATTCTTGCCGCTAAACGAAAGCAGCCAAATTTTTTTAATGCGTCTATGGCTGTCAATTCACCTTTTTTGAGTGCTTCAAGGGTCATGTCTTCTTGGCTCATCATTGCACCTGTTTGTAAAGTTCAATAATCTTGGCATCCACCTCTGCTAAAAACTTAATAGCTTCAGCTTCTATTTTTGCAATTACCTCTTCATCACGTTCTATACGCACCACAAGCAGTTTCAATCCATCGGGTAACCTTGGGTCAAAGCTAACAAAGTCACACCACTTGCGACCCGTTACAGACATCTGAGACATCATTTGTGTCATGTACTTTGATGGTGGCTTGCGTGTTTCTATGTACTCTAGGTGTGTAGAAGTGTTAGGGCATTTAATCTCAATTAACCCATCATCACCTACCAGACCGTCAGGGCTGCACCCAAAGTTTTGGATAGTCGGGTGGTCAACAAATGGTACTTGGTCAACAAAGTTATAGCTAAACACCTCATAAGCTACCCTTGCTTGCGGCTCTGTTTCTACACCCCAAGACATAGCAGAGTTTGTGTAAGAATCTGTTTTGTTGCCAGTTAAGCGTTCAGCAATTAAGTCAGCACGGAGGTTCTTGCGTGACATTGACTCACCAGTTTTTACTGTGGCAAGCATGTCAGCAACACGAGAAGCTGTCAGCTTGCCGATTCTAAGGGCTTGCCATTCAGGTGTACCTTGCTCAATCATGTGTCACCTCCAACAGTTCTGCCTTGCGTACATCTTTAGCTTTGCTGAGTTGGGCAAGCAGGTCTTTGTTATTGCCAAACAGCGCATACGAGGCTGTGTAGTGCGCTTTTAGTTCATCTAGTGTCTTACTAGCCTGTATTGATTTAATCGCAATAGAGGCGTCTTGTGGTGGCTCTTCAGGCAAATCTTCACCTGCATAAATGTACAGACCTAAACCGTGCAAGCTAAGTCCTTTTGTCATGCAACGCATAATTGCCGTATTGATTTGGAAAGCGTCTGGATTTGGTATGGCTTTATTGCGGTGATCCATTACAGGCAATTGGCAAGTCATTGGCTTGTCAAACATAGTGACAGTAACCCACACCATTGCCGTGCCATTGATGTCCATGTAACACTTGTCACCAAACATCTCGACTTTGTAATTGGCTTTAGGGTCAGCTTTTAAGGCTTCAGCCCAAGCCCAAGCCCAAGATAAATACGTTAAATTTGCTTTTTTCTCAGTATGTTGATTAACGTTTGTTTTTAGTAAGTCTGCAACAGTCATGGCGAAGCCTTTTAGATAAAGTTAGCGGTAAGTAGGGTAAAAAGTGTAACAAAAGCAATGACATATGCAACTGGCGGAATGCGTTTGCTTGCTGTGTGCTCACGGGCATATTCGCCACCGATTGATTCTCTAAGTGTGCGACCTGTAAAATTTGGGTGATTGAGGTCTGCAAAGTAACCGTAGTTATGGTCTGATTTCATTTTTATAATCTCCTTGTGAAACTAAATATTAATACTGTGTACAAAATAAATACATAGGTGTTTACCCCTATTGCTAAAATTCAAATTCTTTTAACTCAAATCTATTTTTAGTATTTTTTGCCCAGCCATGTACGATGACACGCCAGTTAGAGCGCAACATTTCAGGCAATGCCTCACTTGCTTCAATCTTTTTAATTCTGCTTGACATATTGGATTTACTTGTCACTTGGACTGCAAGCGTTTCACCGTTACCGATTGCTAGTATGTCAATACAGCCAAACAGGTCATGCTTACGCTTGGTGAAGCTATTGTATGTTTCCACATTAGCTGTTTGATAGCCAAGTTTGCGTAGGTGCGCTATTGTTCTTTGGCTTGGTGTCATAATATATTTTCCACTAGGTTTATACGTTCGCCTATCCACTTCATTACTGGGACAGCCATCGAGTTGCCCAGGGCTTTGTAACGTGACCCATCTGGTGTGGGCTTGCCTTTTGGTTGAATGTCCGTGTAATTATCAGGGAAGCCTTGCAAACGCTCGCACTCAACGGGGGTTAAGCGACGTACTGCCATCGTTCCTATAATCGGCACATGACCACCACCAGACCCCATCGCACTAGTGAGGGTTGGTGATTTGTCTAAATCAACCGAGGAATTAGGATGCTGACCACCCAACAGCCAAACTGCTTGCGCCACCGCATGACTATGTCCTTTTGTCAAAGTTGGGCATGGGTCACCTGGGCTGCCAATACCTGACCCCATTCTTCCAGTATCAGATGGTCTGCCTTGCATTGTCATTGTGTTTAGCGGAATTGGCTGCGCCACCCCATGCACATCTGTTGCATTAAGCGTATACATTGGCGCATTCTCTGCTACTCCAATACCTTGTGGGCCACCTTTGTCACGACCAATTAAATTACCTTGAATAGAGACTGGTTGCAAAATCGCCTTCCCCTCATCAACCCATTGATTGCTTCCCCACTTATTGCCGTCATTAGCATTAAGAGTAGCCATCACTTCTTTATTTACTAAAGGCACATTGCCACCACCAGTTCCCCAACGACTTGTCACGGTCTGACACGTTTCGCCCATCTCGCTCACACGGCTGTCAGCAGGATGCATTTCATAGACCACGGAAATCGTTTCAGAACCACCACCTAAGACACCTCCGCTTGCTTTTGCGGTTCCATTAGTTGTATCTTCACGGAATGCTCCAAAGCTGCTTTCAACAAATGTGGTAATATTTTCTTTCTTCTTTCTGCTCTTCTTAGTATCCCTAAACAAGCTGTTGCGCTCAAAAAGAACCGCTGCGGCACGTTGCCAGTTTCCAAGACATCCGATAACAAACACACGTCTTCTGCGTTGTGCGACTCCGAAGTACTGAGCGTCAAGAACTCTGTAGGCGAACCCATACCCGAGTTCTGCCAACCCTCGAAGAAAGCTGGCAAAATCGTTTCCTCCGTTACTGGATAACACGCCAGGCACGTTTTCCCAAACCAACCACTTGGGCTGATACTGGCGAGCAATGGCAAGATAGGTAAGCATGAGGTTGCCACGAGGGTCATCCAGTCCTTTTCTAAGTCCTGCGACTGAGAATGATTGGCAGGGTGTTCCTCCAACAAGAAGGTCAATTGTTCCAATATTCCACTCCTTAAATTTAGTCATGTCACCATAATTGGTAACGTTTTGGTAATGATGAGCAAGCACCTGACTTGGAAATTTCTCAATTTCAGAGTAACCAACAGCTTCCCAACCCATGTGATGCCACGCTACTGTTGCAGCTTCTATGCCTGAACAAACGGATAAATATTTCATTTCTTTAGCATCGCTGTTAGCATAAAGTTAATTTGAGCCGACACACTCCTACACTCTTTATCAGCTAATTGTTTAATCATTGCTCGCATTTCTGGTGTCATGCGGATATTTACAAATACTGTTTTCATGCTTCCTCCTGATAGTTAATGTCGTAAGTTACTTCTATGACACACGCATCGTCATGCTCACCTGTGTCGATTACATCCCAGTCAGAAGACGCCATAGCGTTATCAAAGGCATCGTCTTCATCCCAACCTGTGACCATAATTTCAACAGTCTGCAAGCGTGTGGCACGTACTATGTAGCGGTTCACAATTCCACCTCGCTCTCTGCAAATGCAATTGCTGTTCCCAAACCATCGTGCCGACCCTCTTCATAGTCTGTGGTTTGGTCTTGACGTGAACGCAACACCTTAAGGTTTGTGACAATGCGTTTGTTTTCTAATTTGTGACCTGCGTTCCAACCTGTGCGAAATATACGATACTCAGGGCCTTTGGTGGTCAAGTTAAACTCACCGTAGATTTCTAAAAACTTACGTTCTATTTCATTCATGTTTTTCTCCTTGTTGGGGGACTAGCCCCCGTTTGTGTTTAGTTTTTTAAATCGTGTTTCGTGTTTAATAAAAACTGCTTACTGGTCATGCATTTTGTACAACGATGTTCCAATGGTTCTTTTTTAAAATCTCCCCAAGGTGCTGACATTGGTGTGCGTAATAAATTTCTACCACAAGCTGTTTTGAATGAAAAGCCTGAACCGTTTTTGTCTAAATGCATAACTCTCATTTTGTTTCTCCTTGGTTATTGGTGTTAATCACCATGAACACATTATTTCACGAAAAATGGCGCTTGTGTAAAAAATAGCAATTTTTTTTATAGGTACTTTCCCTAGTATTGAGGTAAGCAAATTTATGCTTTATAATTATGTTATCCCTTGGCAGGGGTATTAAACAG